TAAAAAGGCTCAGTTAAATCCACTCATGTTAAACGAGTTTGAACTGGAACTACATAAATTGATATTGAATGGTGATATAAATACGTTTTCTGATTTTTTATTATATTAGTTATTCGTCAACTTCACAATCTTCTTCTTCTTCCTCTTCCTCTCCCTCTCCATCATCATCGACGGTAGTATCCTCGGTTGTGGGGGCATCCACACCCTGGAATGCGAATGAGGGTAGCTTTTGAGATTTCTCACAAAGAGCTTGTGAAAGACGTACGCTCACACCGAATTTGTTGTCAATAAACCAGATTTGGTTAAAGTCGACGATGCACATACACTTCTGACCCTTTTCAATCGTGTCAATGGGAATGCTTTTCTGGTTCGCATCATACGCCTCCGCGAGAAACTCGCCAGTAGGCTTCGTCATGATCTTGAGTTTGAGTGTCGATGGGTAAGCTTCCTTACCCGGACGAACGAGGGGTTTGTACAATGCTTCACGGATAACTTCAATATTGTAAGGCTTACCGAGCCATTCCTTAGAATTCTTTGCAACAGTCTCGAGGATCATTTGATCGAGTGCTTGAAGCTTTTCCATCAGGGCGACTGCACCGTCATTATCCGTGTCAAATGAAAGGTCCAGTGAATAAGACGTTTTATTGGTGGCCTCGTCAGTGAATGCACTGAGGCCGAAAGGTGATCTCATGAAAGGAAGTTGAAGATACAACTTCTTGTTGTCTGGTGCGTTAATGTATACAGTTTTACCACCGTTCTTATTCTTCTTCATGGCAGAGAGAATGGTGGAGGTTGGTTCGAAATTTTCATAACGCTGGATAATAGTAGAAGACATAGTAGTTGCTTATATATTATATACAAGACGAAACTTTAAGTATATTTTTTTCTCAGAGTAGAGTAATATATTATGGGTCTTTTTAAGGATTGTGGTTGTGGTTGTGATGGTAAAAAACAGGAAAAGAAGCTTATGATTTCAGTCATGGCAGCCTTGTTATTTTTTATCATCGCGAGTCCAGATGCATTCCGTGTTATGAGACGAATTGTGGGGAAGTGGGTTGCGGGACCAAATGGATGCCCTACTTCAAGCGGGTTGGTATTTCACGCATTGGTTTTCATGTTAATAACATGGGGTATGATGAACTTAAAATACGAAGGGTATACAGAAGAACCGATTGGTCCATCTCCAGTGGAAATAAACGAAGAAGAAGTCGAAATGCAAGTTCAGGACGAAGTGGAGACTATGGAAAGTGATGATGCTACAGAGGTATCTATGGAGCCCATGCAACCACCACCACGAATGGCGGATGTTCAGTCGCCTTTACCAGGGATGAGCGAAGAACCGGTGGGTATTTATGACAGTGGTGCCATGTATGGGTCCATGGACATAAACAGTGAAATGGATTCTCCCGACCCATCTAAATTTAATATGGGTAATTTGAGTGTGAGTTGTAGCGATGGAAGTAGGCCTATCGTATATTAAAATTCATCATCGAATGTCACCGATGTACTTTCGTCTATTTTACCGTAATCACCTACCCGCTTTTCAAAAAAATTAGTTTTACCATCTAGGGAAATATTTTCCATAAAATCAAAGGGATTTTGCGTGTTCCAGATTTTATTGAACCCAGCTTGTTTTAGTAGACGGTCAGATACATATTCTATGTAATCTGACATTTTTTCAGAGTTCATACCGATAAGACTGCATGGTAATGCTTCGATAATGAAACCCTTTTCAATTTCAACCGCTTCGCGTACAATTTGTTGAATAACTTCTTCCGATGGTTTATTTTTTAACATTTTAAATAATTCTAGTGCAAATTCGAGGTGAAGTCCTTCATCGCGACTTATAAGTTCGTTACTGAAACATAGACCCGGCATAAGACCCCTCTTTTTTAACCAGAAAATAGCACAGAAACTACCAGAGAAAAATATACCTTCAACACACGCAAACGCTAATAAACGCTCGGCAAATGGTATAGATTTATCGAACCACTTGAGAGCCCAATCGGCTTTATTCTTAATCGCATCTATAGTTGTTACGGCGTCGAATAAATGTTTTTTTTCTGAACTGTCACGAATATATTTATCAATGAGTTTACTATACGTCTCACCGTGTATCATTTCATTGTGAACTTGGTACGCGTAAAATGATCTCGCTTCTGTATATTGAACTTCATCTGCGAAATTATTGTTTATATTTTCAAACACGATACCATCAGAACCCGCGAAAAATGCGAGGACGTATTTAACGAAATGACGCTCGTTATCACTTAAATTTTTCCAGTCTTCCATGTCAGAAGCGACATCAACTTCCTCTGCAGTCCAATTGGACATTTGAGCCTTTTTATAAAGCGTCCATAGATTTTCATGTTCTATAGGAAAAATGGTAAACCGATTCATCGTAGGTAAAAGCATGGGTTCGGATTCGTCGATGTAGTGTTGAAATGCAAAGTAATCTCCTATATATTGATTGTTTATCTTGACTTGTGGGTACGTGACGGCACCCGGTCCACATTGTCTTTTTAGTTCATCTTTATCGACAATAATTTTTTTGTAATCAAGATTCATATCCAAACACGTGTTTTCAGCGTAAGTGCAATATTTACAATCCATTGTCGAGAAAATTTCAATCCCCATAACGTGTGTTATTATCCTACAAAATATTTGTTTGAAATCTTTAAACAAGATGTTCGAATTTTCAGAAATTCAGCCTGGAGATCTCATACGAGTTCTCGTAAATTTTGATGATGTAGACGATGATGCTTATGCTCTCGTAGAAGAGTATTGTGAAGATTACTTGATTGTTAGGTATTATTCAGAGACGACTTGTACATATAAGGGTGCTGATGTGTATACGTTAGACGAAGAGACAAATATACTCAGAGAGGAAAGTGTGAGTGAACATTTTGTCAATAAGGAAAATTTTTTTATATGTATCAGCGAAAGTGACAGGATGTATACTATAGAGACTGAACAGGATTCTGATATAGAAAGTGTAATACATGTCGAAAGTGATGATACCGGTAGTGATGTAGATAGTTTTGTAGTATCTGACAATGAGTTTGAAGGGCGTTTAGAGTTACCACCGGACGCCGATGCGATCGACATGGCGTGGAATGAATGGTCTCCATCCAGTCCAGGCTCTTCCCGATTTAAGGATACCGTTGATAGAATTGAAGAACGGGCACGGATGCAAATGGATAACATCAATTTCTAACCTAAGTGCGTCATTTTCATGTTAAAAAACAGGTATATTATATAAATGGATTCAGAAACATTGGCTACTATATGGTCTGATTTAGACATGTTAATAAAAGATAAAACACCGAAACTAAAGCCAATGGATAATAGAACATGTGAAAAATGTTCCACATATAAAACACTTACAAGGGAAGGAATGGTGTGCACGGAATGTGGTAATGTTGATCAAATTTACATAGACGACACCGCCGAATGGACAAGTGGTGTCACTGATGATGGTAGAGTGTCAGATCCATCAAGATGTATGATACCGACTAGTAACCAAGAACTATTCTCCGAATCATGGGGGAAGGGTACTGTCATAGCTACTAAATATACATCAAGTTATGAAACGAAACGAATGGCTAAAATCAATTTCCATAGTTCCATGAATCATAGAGATCGGTCACTATTCCATGCATATAAGGATATAGATGAGGCGTGTATGAATATTCCGGAAAGTGTTTTAAAAGACGCGAAAACATTATACAAAAAATTCAATGAGAATAAATTGACACGTGGAGCTGTTAGGTCAGGAATAAAAGCGAACTGCGTTTTATACGCATGTAGATTGGCAAACATTCCTCGAACAACAAGGGAGATTGCTACGATGTTCGGTATTCAGTGTAAAGATCTCAGTCGTACGACGTCGATATTTACCGAAACTATACAAGATAAAAAAACTGAAAAAAACTATATAACAAAACCATTCAATGTGATGTCGAGACTACTTAACTCGTTTGAAGTGTCCCGAGAGGAGCGATTACAATGTAATCAAATGTGTGGCGCGTTGGAAGAATGTGTAGAACTTATGAGCAAATCCCCGAATAGTGTGGCTACGGCGGTGATTTTTATAGTACTCAATCAGCGTATTTCCAAGAGTGAGATTTGTGAAAAATGTTCGATATCGGTTCCCACACTCAATAAAATTGTTGTTATCACTAAACGACACTTAGAGGATAAATTGTAATATAGAATAGATATGACGAAATTATTTTTAAGTACACCATGCTACGGTGGACTATGTTTAGAAAAGTATGTGAAGAGTATCATACAACTTCAACTCCTTCTCGTAAATGAAAAGGTGCAATTAATGTTAGATACGACAGAGAATGAAAGTCTAGTTCATAGAGCCCGAAACGTTTCTATAGGAAGATTTATGCAAAAGACTGACGCTGATTTTTTCATGTTTATTGACGCTGATGTTGAATTTGATCCTAAATCTGTGGTTCGACTGTTACGTTCTGGACATGACATTTCGGTTTCAGTCTATCCGAAAAAGGTTGTCATGTGGGATCAGGCACGAAAAGCGGTTGAAAGTGGTGATACACGTGATATGAGTCTTCTTTCTTCTAGTCTGGTGGCAAATATAGGAGCAAAGTCGCGATCCGTTGTTAATGGATTTGTAGAAGTACTAGATGGACCAACAGGGTTTATGATGATTTCCCGAGACGCCCTCGTGCGAATGCATGAACATTATGGACCTACTCTCACGTGTAAAAATGATCATCAAAATAGAGATTTTGATGAATATTGTGCTATTTTCGACTGTATGATAGATCCGGATTCTAAAAGATACCTATCGGAGGATTATGCGTTTTGTCGTAGATGGCAACAGATGGATGGCAAAATTTATGCGGATTGTAACACCACATTAGGGCACGTTGGTAATCTTCCATTTTCAGGGTGCTTAAATCATAGGCTTAAGGCTTAGGATAGTACTTTATACAAAATGAAAATTACAACCATTGTGGTCACTCGCAGTGGATCGTGTCATGTTAAAACGCTCCACACCCTTCTTCGATGCAATTTACAATGTCTTCAGCGATCTGATATACAAAACGAAATCGCGTTCGTAAATGACGACCCATACGAAAAATCTGAAATGATCGAGAAGTATATCCAACTTAGTGATCGTATTTTTTTCATCGATTTTGGTATTCACGTCGATGATGGTTCGATTTCTACGATTTTCAATCCCAATGATAATTATAATATTATAGTATTTCCGACGGTTACCGAAGGGATAAATTGGGAAATGTTCAAAGATAAGATTTCCGCTAATTCAACTGAACCTACGAATCAAATGGGTTTATCGTTTGATACGAGCGTGGGTTCTAAAATTGTAGATGATTACTATACCGTGAAGTGTACGAATGCTCGTTCATGGGTGATGATGTGTAAACCAACACTTAAAAATGTAAAATGTAGGCGATCCGGAAATGTCCAAATACATCCTAAGTCGATTACAATGTTTGAAAAATTCAAAGAACGTGGTGTAAAGATCGTAGCATATACTGCTGCCAATATTACAATTACATACGCTCACGAGTGTATCGGAAATATCATCAATTCGGTCGGTATTAAAGCTAATTAAAGATTAAAATAAAAACATGTATATAATGCAACGTCTATCTGTAAATAGGGACGATCCTCTTTACAAATATGCGATGACCTATATGGAGCGTTCATGGGGTACGACGGGTAAAAATATATTCCCGGGAAGTCAACCTGTTTCCATCGAATATCGTCATTTCAAATTGTTAGCATCTAATCCATATGTTGTATGTGAGAAGACTGACGGTGTACGTTTTATGATGCTCGCATTTATGTTTGAGAATAAAAAACAATGTATTTTCTTGAATCGCGCACTTGAAATGTTCGTATGTCCACTTAATTTCAGAAAGCCTGTGTATGATGGTACTATCTTGGAAGGTGAAATGTATGGGGACACGTTTATGATATACGATATATTGATTGCGTGTGGAGAAGTTGTCGGTAATACAGATTTCCTGACGAGATTGAAATCAGTTGAAGGTGTAAAAAAAATGCTCACAAGTCTAAAGTATGATCCTATCAAACTTAAAATAAAAACATTTCATCTCATGTCAGATTACAAACAATTCAAAGATGTGTACTTACCATCTGTGACACAGGATGTCGACGGGCTTATTTTCACACCTATACGAGACACAGTGAAAACAGGTACACACGAGACGATGTTTAAATGGAAACCCCGCGATAAAAACACGATTGATTTCCAAATAAAGAAACGGGGGGATATATGGAAAATGTATGTACAAGAAAGGGGGAAATTGATGTTTGAATCTGAGATTCATGTAAACCAAGTGCCTCCACACGCTCAGGAATGGATGGAAGAAGATGCAATTATTGAGTGTCAATATATGTTTACGGATGAACCGATGTGGTGGAAACCTATTTTACGTAGGCACGATAAAACATTCCCAAATGGACGTCGTACATTTTATAGAACACTGGTAAATATAAAAGAAAACATATCTATCGACGATTTCATGAACTGTATACCATAAAGTAGTAACTACCCTCGGAAGGTGGTGATTTTTCTTCTACACGTTCATCGTTGATGAAATACCAGTTGGTTTTTCGACGTATATACGTTACATAATGTCCATCGTGTTGATTTCCAAAATGCATAGCACATGCGCTCAAATTATACACACGATCATCTATTTTCATTTGTTCGACTACTTTAACATTACTTTTGGTATCAAACGACAACATGAATATAGGAGGGAGTTTAGAAAAAAGCATACGTGTAGTAGCTGCGTTATATGTAATTCCATCTACGTCTTGAAAATTCTCTAATACATTCCAATCCGTACTCTCCTTAATCATTTTCTCCATGTCATTGTCACCTTTATAACTCATTAAATGAATGCTAAAATCTTCTTCATTTACTGTTTTACCCTTTGGCCATATCGTTTCTTGTGTCTTTTTACCATAGAACCACTCTTTAATAATAGGCTGACTGCGTTCTAATATATCAATAATGCATAGAACCGTTTCTTGTACATCGTGTTGTTCATTAGTTCTAAACCGAGGAAACTCTTTCTGAAAGGCATACTGTAAAGCTGCGAGATCGAGGGGTGTTTTATCTGCCGTCCAATATTTCTTCAATAATACTTGATAAATAAGTGTAAACATACATTTACCTTTATATGGTTCACGTAAAAAGTGATTCGTTAATATTGGTATATTGAACATACATTGAAGAGCTGTATTGAAATAACATACCGTTCCTTCGTTTACGAATCCGCGCATATTATATTTAAATGAATGAATAACTTTAATTATAAATCAAACCTAAGTTGTTTAAAGATTATAAACTTTATAACTTTGATATGAACGTTCGAGCTATAACCGACACACTTTTCCCAATTATAGAAAAACATAGAGATGATGAACACGTCGAACTGGAATTTCGATTAGGTAAATTCAATGGAAATATGTTTGATACTAACGTGGGTAAAAGTACATTTGATGTAATCATGTCCGGACTGTCTAAATACAATGGATGGGATAAGATAATAGGTACTGAACAAGAAGTATTTTACCGAGATAGTGACGGTTTACGTATTTCTACCGATCGAGCCACGGGAGATGAAGAAATTATAAAAAAAGAACGAATTTTAAATCGAGATTTCAAACAAAGTTCGAACGTCCCATTCGATATAAGATGTAGTGTATCCAAGGAAATCCCTATGCCAGAAGATATAGATAGAGAAATGGACAAGAAAAAGGTTAAACAACGTGTATCATTTCTCCGAAAGAATGTATCTATTGATATTACTATCGTCACGGGAGACAGCCATGATATGGATACAGAAGATCCCATGACATATCAAATTGAATTCGAGATTATAAATCCATCTACAGTAGTATCAAAAGATGATTTGTTTAAAATTTTGTATAAAATTAACAACGTTTTTATTATGTTGAACAATACTAGATGATTGCTTTTGTGTTTGCAATTTTATTGTTTATTTGGATACATAATGCGACTCAGAATCAAGGGGAAGAAGTTAGTATTTTAGGGTATAAAACAAAATTTTTTCATATTTCAGACGGTGCTTCTAAGAAGATGTTTGAAAATATGATAAAGGACGGTATACCTCCCGAGTCTATCAAACTTTTTATCATCATGGAGGATGAATTTTTAAGATTGGAACACTTGGCAGTATGTAATAGTTTATCACTCAGAAACGAAGGTTACACATTATCAGATAAAATAAAAGATACATTCACACAGTATCAATTTTCATATCATATATCACATTTAAAACAAATGTCAGAACCTTATAAAGTTATAAATCAAAATATAACATGTTAAGTAAATAAAGTAAGGCGCGTCTATGTTTACCGGGTGTCATGTCATAAACATTGTCAAATATATGAATAATTAATCCATTATCATATATTTCTCTATTTTCTTCAATCCACACCATTTCATCTACAGCGTTTAAAAAATCGTCCGAACATAAATAACGTCTTTCTAACATACCCATACCCCAGTCTTTATCATCATCCCTTTCTTTACGAATATAGGAACATATGATATAGTAAACAGAATCAAGAATAGTTCCACGCATTTTAACTGTCCATGAAGAAGGATTTTCATCAATAACCATATTCCCGTGTTCAGTGACAGTTCTAATAATTGACATTCGTATGTCTTCCATTTATAAAATATATACTATCTTCTTTATAACTGTTCAACTTTTGTACCTTTTAAAAATGTTGGTTTTTTCTTTTTAGGTGAGGGTACAACGTTTACATTCATTGCATTTTCAAGTTCTTTGGAAAAATTGTTATTCATGTTATTTAATTTGTTATTTAAATTCTTAACTCTATTGAATTTCCAACTGCGAACTGCGTCACGCTTTATTTTATCTACAGCCCCCTTGAATGGAATCCCGGCTTTATTTTTATTTTTATTTGAAAGTGCATTTATTCGATTCTTCACTTCACGTACATCGGAGTTCAACGATGGCATCACATTTTTGTATTTGGTCAACCATTTCTTACCATACTGAGTTTTTAAGTCCTTCTTGATATCATCGTTCGATATACGTCTCTTATTTACACGTTTCTGTATCTTTTCATTCGCATTTTTTACCCTCTTTTTAGCTACTTCTATGGAACGCTTTTCTTTATTAGTTGTTTTAATCTGTTTAGGGATTTTCAGTTTTTCACATAAAGTGTCAATAGTATCAGAATCCGTTACATTTATACCCTTTGCCACAGCTATGGGTAGTAACTTTTCTTTCGTATAAGCCTTACATGGGATGTTGTCAACCTTAAATGTGCCAAATACTTTATCTTTTATTTTATCGCATATCTGCGGTTTTGTGGTTTTTCTAGTAATATCAACTATACCTAATTTCTCAGCTGTGGATATAAGTTTTGGGCGGTCAATGGTTGCACATTTTCGAGGACCTATACGTATACCGTTTTTCTTATTAACGTACGTTACAGGCGCATTTGTTGCGTTTATTACACTCTTTTTAATACGACTAACCTTTACAGGGGCTTTATTTACCATATTAATAAAACCATTCATAAACCCCATGACTCGAAGAGATTTTACTAAATCGAAACCTATAATACTATAAGCGTATTGCAACGATTTAATTGTTTTGGCTCCCATAATCTGTATCTTCCCAGATCTAAAAAGCTGAAAGTTAGTACCATAGTACGTCATCTTCAAAGCTGGGCGAAGTTCCGGTTCATAACTAACGTTACCCGATTTAGAAAATGCACGCGCAACACCCGTTAAATCAATTACACCATTTGATTGAAATGTACCCACAAGTGTAACATACCGGATGGAATTATATAAAAATGTATAGTTTGAGGCATATTTGTCTACTATGTACTTTCTAATGATTTCTGGGTGTCTAGAATTATTATTTATCATACCTCCCGCAACTTGCATTTTACCATTTGTATAAATTTTAATCAGAAACTTTTTTTCTTGACCATCTTCAAATATACGACCATCAATCTGTGCAACAAAATACTGATGTCTATTTCTTGCATTAGCGTTGGGAGATACAGTGAGCGTATGTTTAGCTCCTATTTGCATTCTACCGTAAAGCAGTTTAATCGCGTCAACCTCTATTTCGAATGTAGAGCCAGGTGCGATAGGTCTCCTTTTAAACGGTTTCTTGTAAAGTATATCTTTAACATTAACACTATACTCACCCTTTTTGGCGTCGGTATTTACAAAACCATTAAATACCGACATCTGTAAGGGTGAAATCTTCATTCTAGATAGATTGGATCGTTTTAGTTTATTACCAACAATGTTAGTAATTCTTGCTTGAATATTGTTTTGTTTTAATCTAATCGCATTTGAACGCAATCTATTTCGTTCTTGATTGGTTAGGTAAGGAGCCTTACGTATCAAATTCTGAGACGTAACTGGTGACGCGTTAAAATTGTTTTTTTCAAACTCGTTGAATAAACCCATATATTATAGAAATATTTTAATCAGTTCCGATAGACATAACAGGTTTTGCTGACATGTCTACGATATCTATACCGAATATGAATTCAGTTCCACTCTGCTCCATTACCGGCATTGTATCATCGCAACTTTGATATTTCACAGGCTCGGTAATTCTTGAAACTTTAACATCTCTCGATCCAAATGGACCTGCCCATATATCTTGATTCAGTGACTTGTTCAATACTCCATGGAATTCTGCGTATTTTTTCTTGAAAAATTTGAGTGGACACTTTTTTTTGGGGTTGAATTCTATACATGGTTCAGCCAGGAACATCTCCAATGGACTACAAGCTGACCTGATCTGATGTTGAACATTTTCAAAATATCTCGGTACGATTTTCCATATATCCTTTTCCGGCCAACTTTGTGCAAAATCTAGATATGCACGAACGCATTTTTGTAAAATGGCGGGGATTTCACTTTCAAGTTTAGAGTCAAGTGTCGGGTCAGCGTCTCGAACTTGCTTTGTAAAATCAGCTGTTAATACACGCCTAATAATACTTCCAGACGTATCATTCCAATTCGGGACCTCGTTTCCACCCAATATACCCGGTACATTCCATTCAAAAGAACGCGCCTTTTCGTGCTTAACTGCGATGGACACATCTTCGCCACTCACTATAGACTGGAATTCCGCCTGTTCGAGTGCTAAATCACCCTTTATCTCTGGTGCGATAAACATAAAACCATCCATGATTGCAGATAAACCGAATTTCCTTTCAACGTTATTTGACAATGTTCTGACATCCTCGGTACAATAAAACTTTCTAAACACCTTTGTAATCAAAGTAGATTTACCCGATCGCGCGACACCCTTGAAAAATGGTATACATTGCCATTTATCGATTTCATTAACATTGTAACACAATCGCCCACCCATAGCAAAAATCCACTCGTATACAGACGTCTTAGGACGATCTGGATCAGATGAGTGCACGCGGTTAAATTTCTGATAATCGAGAACAGAGTCGAAATACGGTGTTGGAATATCTCTCCAATCAATGTTACTGTAATCCGGGAATTCTTGATCAAAATATTTAGAACTTACAACAGTTTGATCCAAATTTTTGAATTCATGCGAATCGTACGTATGAAAGCTCGCACGCCAGTGTGGTTCTACTTTTTGAATCTCTTCGTCGATTTTAGATTTTTCAGAATCGAATTCTTTACCCATAAAAATACCATTCTTAAAAGACCAAACGTGACGATCTTTGTTTATTTCCTGAAATTGCATATCTTTTGCATTTTCGAGGTGGCGAATAAGATCATTATGTCCAGGCGCACGCGCGGTTAAATTCTTCCATAAATCGAACTGAATTTCTTTTTTTGCGACGCTGTATACGTAATCCTTTATAGTCTCGATTGGTTTCCACGCTCTTGTTCCAGCACCATCAATTGTTTTTATTTGAATACAACACTGTCCCTTGTATCTTTTAATACGGCGATCGTATAGATCTTTTAACGTTTGTAAAATAGCTTGTTGAAGTGGGTTTAACTCTTCAACGTTCGAAATTGTAGACATTCTAAAAATAGATGGATCGGTTTCGGGGTTGATTGGAACATATGTGGGGTTGTTTACTCGTTCTATAATACGAGCATTACGAAATACAATTTGCCACGCATCATCGACTTGATCTATCAGGCGGTTTATTCTCACTGACATTTTCATGTCCGTATCATCTTCTACATCCATCATATTCAGGGCGTTGGCACGATGATAAAGTTCGCATATCTTTTCTTTCATACGCTTCGCCTTTGCTTCGACGTTGGTGATATCTATAGATTTAGGCCATCCATCATCTGAAAGTTCGTTAGGTGAGAAAAAGTTTGTATGCCCGACATGCTGAGATATATATGGGTTGTCGCGTTCGTTAATTTTCCACATATCTTCCAATTGTACAAGGAATTTCATCACATTATCATGTGAATAAGATTGAATTTCGTTTGACCACATCGCACTCGCCGCCTCATCTTGGTTAGGTGTTTCGTCTATGAAGTGTGTAGTGGTCTCACGCATTTCTTTACAGTAGGTTCGTTTTTTTAAGCGGTGTTATTCTTCTGAAGATTTGTCAAAAGTTTGACTAAAATTTTATTCTGAATTTCTAATTGTCGACTCATGTTTACGAGTGCACTGCATATGGTATCGCCGTCGGGTGTCATAAGTGTGGATGCCAGGATCTCTTCGATGGGAGATATTTCATCTTCATCTTCATCTTCATCTTCATACTGTGTAAGATCGACCTCTTCGACATTTTCAGGGGATATATCGGAATCCGATTCGTATTCAGATTCGGTTTCAGGCTCGGGGTTTTCGGGGTGATTATTTATGGTAGTTTCGGACATATATGGTATATACAGGAAAAATCACATGCGAAATTTCGCACTTTACGCAAAATTATTTTCTCTGTGTATAGTACAACAACTCAAAATGGCCGGTGGTCTCATGCAACTCGTCGCCTATGGCGCCCAAGACGTCTACCTTACCGGAAACCCTAAGGTTACTTTTTTCCAGGCGGTCTACCGTCGCCACACAAACTTCGCGATGGAGAACATCGAGCAGACCGTCAACGGTACCGCCTCTAACTCCGGACGCGTCTCCGTGACTGTCGCCCGTAACGGTGACCTTGTCGGTGACATGTATGTCGAACTCAAGGCTAAGGGCGGTATCGCGACTACCACCAGCGATCCGACTGCCGATTCCTGCTGGGCGGCTGAACGCGCGATCAAGGATGTCGAACTTTCCATCGGTGGCCAGCGCATCGACAAGCACTACCAGAAATGGTGGCGTTTGTACTCGGAGCTTTACTTGGACGAGACCAAGAAGGCTTCTTGGGGTAAGATGACCACCGCGGTCGGTTCCCAAGTGTTCCTCCCCTTGATTTTCTTCTTCAACCGCAACCCCGGTTTGGCGCTCCCCCTGATCGCGCTTCAATACCATGAAGTTCGTCTGGATTTCGACCTGTCCGATGAGTTTACCATCTACACGGATGGTACCACATTCAAGGTCTGGGCTAACTACATCTACCTGGACACGGAAGAGCGTCGCCGGTTCGCGCAGAAGGGGCACGAATACCTGATTGAGCAGGTCCAGCACACTGGCGTTGACTCTGTTACCGTCAACGGTAGCACTAAGCAAGTCCGCCTCTCGTACAACCACCCCGTTAAGGAGTTGGTCTGGTGCCTTGACTCCGGTGTTGCCCGTACCAAGCTGTGGAACTTCACCAACAATGCGGCCGTCGATGACGTCATCCTCGAGTCCGACCCTTCGGCGATTGAGGCTTCTAACGCGTTCATCGCGACGTCCCAGTCCGGTGCCCCCCTCCTCAAGGTTGGTACTGGCGGTACACTCGCCGCGAACAAGTTCACGGAAGAGAATGTCGGTACAGTCGACACCATGAAGCTTGTGCTTAACGGTCAGGACCGCATGAAGGAGCAATCTGGTAAGTACTACAACCAGGTGCAACCCTTCCAGCACCACTCCGGGTCCCCTTACCCCGGTATCTATTCGTATTCCTTCGCGCTTAAGCCCGAGGAACACCAACCCACGGGCACGTGCAACTTCTCGCGCATCGATAACGCGCAAGTTGCCATCAAGACATCCACCACTGGTAATGCCGATGCCGGTAACCTCCACATGTTCGCTGTCAACTACAACGTCCTCCGCATCCAGAGCGGTATGGGCGGCCTCGCCTTCTCCAACTAATTTGTTGGTTTCGGTTAATTAATAAAAAATATAAAGTATAAT